AATTAATAACATGATGCCAAAGTTTCATCGTCATCGTGAAGTAGCTAAACTTATTAAGGAAAGATTAAATGAAAGAAATTAACACAGGCGAATCAGTACTACCCGTAAAGAAACGTGGTGGTGCAAGACCCGGCGGTGGACGTAGAAAAGGTAGTACGCAAAAGCTTTCAGCACAAACTATCTTAGCCGCCATTGAAGATAAGGATAAACCATTCGCTGAAGGATTCGCAGAAGATTACCACAACGCAAGAATGGGCGATGACAAACATCTACTACAAAAGTATCAGAGTATGATATTGAATAAGGTTGTAGCAGATAAGCAAGAGATTGATGTTACAACATTAGGACAAAGTTTACATAATAACTTTAACTTCCCACAAGTTGAGTTAGCTGATTGGCAACAAACAATGCCAGTCATTATATCTACAAAATGAATGACATAGAGATTCCTTTATATGGTGAGCAGAAAACTATCCTAGCAGACTGGCTCACTACTGACAAACACTGTATTGATATAGTGCCTGTTGGTAGTGGAAAGACATTCTTAGCGGCTATAGCATTACCGTTGTTTGCAAGCGACCCTCGTTATCATAAAGGCAAAGATATAATCTACAGTGCTCCAACAGGTGCTATGATTAAGTCTTTGATATGGGAGCCATTAAAGCATAGTTGTATGAATCACTTTGGATTAGTTGATGGTAAAGACATTAACAATTCAGAACTTACAATTAAGTTCCCTAATGGTGTGTTCATTCGCTGTAAAAGTGCAGAGCAACGTGAGAACTTGCGAGGCTTAAACGTAGGTGTTTGGGTAGCAGACGAAGCCTCAATGTATACACAAGATACATTACAAGAAATTACTAATCGTTTGCGTCCCAGAGTTGGTGCACCAGATACAGCGGGTAGATTAATTGTTATTAGTACGCCAAACGGTACGGGACCATTACATGATTTGTTTCAGTTAGCATTACAGAATACAGAAAAGTATGTTGTTCGTCATTACAACTACACACAAATGCGTAGTGGTAACAAAGACTTTATTGAAGAACAGAAGCGCATCATCAGCCCATTAAAGTTTAACCAAGACTATATGTGTCAATGGGAAAGTGTTGCTGACATGTTCTATTACAGTTGGGACAAGAACAAGTACACTAAAGATGTTGTAGATAAAGGTGGTGATTTGTATACATTCCATGACTTTAATAAGCGTGTAATGTGTGCGACAGTTGCCCAAGTAACAAAAGCTGGAGACAATAACGGCACTATAGAGATATTAAAGAGTTACGCTATCAATGATTGTAGCACAGAAGGATTAGCAGAAGCGATACGACTAGACTTCCCAAAGCGTAGAATCAACAGTATTATTGACATGAGTGGTACACAAGTCAATAGAGATACTACAAGTCCATTCGGCGTAACAGACAGAATTATTTTAGAGAAGTATGGCTTTACAATTGTTAATAATCGTAAGAGTAATCCATTGATTGCTGATACAGACAATACAAGTAATGCGTTTATCAATCGTGGTGGATTGATAGTTAAGCCAGACGACAGATTTTTATTAGAAGCATTGCAAACATATCATTATGAAGATGGTACACGCAAGAAGTTAGTAAAATACACCGAGCAAAAGTATGCTCACATAGATGGATTGGGCGATTGTATACGCTATGGAATACATTATCTTTTCCCAATCACTCATCATTCAGTAGGTATAAAAGAGTATGTAGGTATGGATCAACGACTTAGCAGACAAGGTAATCCTGGCTTACAACACATGCCTGAAAGCCCGTTGTATCCTGGTGGACCAACATGGGAAGAGATTATGAATGGTGAAGAAGAACAAGATTTTATGACATGGGAATAACAAATGAACAATATTGACAGAGTAACAAGTTACAAGCAAGCGAATAGTAAATGGGAACTCTTTAATGAATCTAGTGGTAGAATAACAGGAGTAATCTATATAGGTAACAACTACGCAAAAGCAAATGATTATTATGGAGGATATCAAGGTAATTACTTAAAACGAATTGCCGCATTGTTTCCAGATAAAAAATCAATTGCTCATTTATATGCTGGGCAAGCAGATATAAAAGATTTACCCGGACAAAAGTATGATATTAATCCACAAAGTTCAGATACATTATATGCTGACGCTAGGGAAATGAGCAAACACGCAATAGCACAGCATGATTTATGGGTTTGTGATCCACCATATGGTGAAGAACGATTAAAGCAATATCAGGAACGATACAATTGCCCGGCTGATAGTTTGAATATTAAAAAAGTGTTCAATGAATTGTATAAAGCAAGTGCACCTAAAGCTCACATCGTTTGGTTAGATTGGCAAAGACCTTTTTATAAAAATACTGAATGGCTAGAAGTTGGTGCCGTACTGTACAGAGGATCAACTGGACATAAAGATAGAAGCATTTCAATTTATGAAAGAGCAGATTAATATGGCAAAAACGGGACCGAAAATTGGCACTAGACAACCACTAGATGAACGAATAGAAAGATTATCAACTGTAGATCCTATCACAGGATGTTGGGTATGGCAAGCCGCTAAAAACAAACTTGGCTATTCACTAATGCGTGATACAACTAATATGCGTATGCGTACTGGACATAGAATGAGTTATGAGTTCTATAACAATACAATAATACCACCAGGCATGTGCGTATGCCATACATGCGACAATCCAAGTTGCGTTAATCCTAAACATCTATGGCTAGGTACACGCAAACAAAACTCTGCTGATATGGAGAATAAAGGTCGTAAAATGTATTGGGGACATAAATCTATGGTAGGTGTACCAAGACCTAAAAAAACATGTAAGTATTGTGGCGTAACACAAGCTGATACTAGTATAGGTAGAAATCACGGTGATAAATGCAAATCAAAAATTTAAGCATAAATAGATTATGCACCATACATCAAAAGATTTCGCCTCGGGCAATATAAAGAGACACAACAATGCACAATAACCGCGATTTATTAAAACGAAACCCAGTGTACGATAACATTTATTTACAGATGTTATCATATCAATACGCATATCTTGGTGGCATCACCTTCAAGCAAGCTGTACGCAAGAAAAGACCTAGCGAAGATAGTACATTGTACCTAGACTTAGTAGCTAACACAGTAGCACAGCCTATATGTCGTTACATTGTAGACACTATCAATGATGTATTGTTTGAGCCAGGCATCAAACGCAATTTACAATTCTGTACACCACAAGGTAAACACATTGCTCCTGAGACTAATGAATGGATTGATTTGTTTCAGTTAGACAGTGACTTAACTAATCGTTCAATGAATGGTTTTATGGAAGGTGTAGGAGATTTAACAAGTATATTTGGGCATTGTTGGGTCGCAGTTGACATGCCCCAAGCAACAGAAGGGAATCTTGGCAGACCTTATGTGTGTGCCATTAGCCCATTGGATGTATGGGACTGGGAGTTTGACTATTACGGTGGTCGCCCATTGCTCAAATATGTTAAAATTAAAGAGATGGAAGAAGTAGATTGTTATTACATCAAATGTTACTATTTGGGTGACGCAGTAACTCCAAGCTACTGGCATAGTTACAAGGTTCAGAAAGGTCCTGGTAAGGAAAATCAACCAGCAGAACAAATAGGTGAAGGTACGTACCCAGCTGGCATGAGTTTGCCAGTATTCATTGCTTATGGTCGCAGAGATCCTAGAACAATGGAATGTGGCGTAAGCGATATTGATAGTGCTAGTGACGCACAAAAAGAATATTACAAATTAGAATGCGAAAAGTATACAGCATTACAGTTTGCTCACACAATCATTCGTGCTGATAAAGGCATTAGTGTCCCAGTACACGCAGGTGCTATCGTTCGTGCCAATGAAGGACAGATTGAAGCTATCGCAATTGATACAGGTGATGTAGACGCAATTATTAGAACACAAGATAATTTATTAGAACAGATAGAAGCATTGACTGGCTTAGGTGGCTTACGCACAAGTAAGAACCAAATAGCGTCAGGTGTAGCTATCATTGAAGAACGCAAACAACTACATAGAACGGCTAAAGCTAAAGCTAGATTGATGGAAGTTACAGAAGAAATGATTTACACTTATGCCGCACGTTTTATGGATCAGCGTTGGGCAGGTGAAGTACACTATAACACTGACTATGAAGCACACGATACTAACTATCGTATGGCATTGATAAGCAAAGCTAATGAACTAGTTGGCGACAATGAAATCGTTAAGTCATTAATTACAAAAGAAATCATTGCATTGCTATCACCTTCTGAAGATATACCAGAATACGAACAAGTGTTTATCAATACTATTCCAGATAGTCAGTTAAAAGCATTGATGCAAGAAAACAATGATGAAGTATTAAGCAGAGATTTAGCACCTTCAATGATACCTGCACACGAAAATTACGGTGAAGATGAAGATGGTAAAGAGGAAGCTGAATATGATAATGAGAATGGAATACCAGACAACACTAGTATATTAGGTGGTGCGGGTACTCCAGTTACAGATGTAGGATTAACCTACTATCCAAATCAAGTAGCACCTGCATTATTAATAGGTGGTACAGCAGGTAGATAATACTACCTATAAACTAATTGTAATAAATACAATACAAACTCGGTGATAACGTAAAATCAGAAAAAAATTAAATGGAACAACAATCTTTCGTTGGCAACGACAGCCAGACTAATACTAACCAGTCAGTGGAAACACAAGAAGGTGGTAACGAGCAAGTGAATGCTGGTGCTATTCGTAAGAGTACTACACAAGGTTTATTGACTGCCCTTAGCAATGCTAGTGGCACCAATTTTACTAGTGTAGAAGATGCTCTTGCTTATATCGCTAGAACAAGTGCTCAACAACTCGTTGGCAACGCACAGCCAGTGGAGCAACCAAAAATACAGCAAACGTCCGCACGTGTTACAACTAACGACTTGCATGAACGCTTTAATGAACTATCACAAAATCTTGCACGTAAAGAGCAAGCATTGCGTGAGAAGGAACTTGATAGCGATATTCAGCGAGCAA